ACGGTTAATTCGTTATGGCCACCAAAAGTGACCTGTAGGAACTTGTCCGATGACCCCCCAGAAGGGGATCAAAACCATCCTGGTAACCACGTGGGAGCCAGGCCTCCCCGGTGGCGTAACGCACATAATCACTCTCGTGAGGCATGTACGTCACACCATCGCTGTCTGCCTTAGAAGCAAGAAAACCACCACATACGAGGGGCATAAGAAATCTCCCTTTGTATTCCCGAACAACTGGGACGGTGCGCAACATCTTGTACTTCTTGGGGCACTGAGTGGTCCTAATCCCAGCTGTGGGTTGGGACCATTCAGGAACTAAGAAAACCTTTTGAAGCCATGAGCGTAACAATCTAATAGTGCGGACGAGGGGAAGCTCAAAACGAGCCGCCCAGTCTATCACTTGGTTGATTGCTACGTACACAGCCGCTGGGCTTGCAAGAGACTTAACGTAGAAAGGAGTAACATCTACACCTTCGTAGTAATCACCTCCGCAGCTTTCGCGAAAAGGCCCACAAGAGAACGACTTTTCCTGATTAACTAGGAAGCCGAAGTTCTCAAGTGCGCTGATCACGCCTGGGACTTCATGAACAGGGACGATGATATCATCGCCGAAAACGGCAGTTTGCCGCCAGTCGATCCACCTTCGTGGGCCCCCGTTCAGACGTCGTACAGCGTAAATTATGGCTAGGATCGTGAGAGTCATCATAGGGAACGTAAAACCGTTCCCCATTGTTGACATCATTCCGAGTTGAACAGAACGCCCACCAATCTTCGTGATTGGAGAGCGCGTGTTCTCAAAGAAATGAACCCACTCTTCCGGCCAGACCCGCGAGATCATCTGCCTCGACTTCCTATCAGATGCACCCTTGAGATCAAGTGTGGCAACTTCGCCATCACAGGAACCCTTCTGGGCTAGCCGTTGATTTTTCGGCTGCTGATTATGGATGTTAAGACCGATGCCGATCAGAGCCTCCTCGATAAATAGGCCACCTCCAAGTTGGAGTGCCATATTACCGGAAGGCTCAGTAGCGATCGTGCGGACAGCGTCTTCGTTCTTTAAGACAGTTGTTAACTTAGAACCTTCGACCCGGACAAGCCCACCATGATCTGCAGTATCGAAATCGCAGAAATACGGGTTGGCCATACGGATCCTTCGCAAAGAAGGTTCAGCGCGACTTGTGCATGTCATCGCCTGGTCGATTTTCTCAACAGTACCGACGCCGTCCACTTCGTAAGAAGCTTTCGGGCCGAACCGCCAATTTTCCTCGACAAAAAGGAGATTAAAACACACATCTGGAGGACCTTCAGGATCAAGTTTTCTAGCGTGCTTATTGAGCACGAAGTAGACGAAATCACGGGCCTCACCAAGGATTTGCGAATCCATAGATGAAGCGTCGAACATGGTGACCTCTGCATTCACACGCAGAAAGTCATCGATCGCTTTTGCCTCCAAACCAGGACGAACGTACGGAGCACGCTTGCGCATTCTTTCGCGCAAGCGCTCGATAGCGAAGACCGTTGCAGGTTCATCGCTGTGTACGTTGTCCAAATCGCTAAGAAGGGTTGAAAATAACGCCGTGAGGCGCGTCTCGTGTTCCCTTTGGGTGAGACCCTTGCGGGTCCCACCACGACCTGATCGCCGACCATCGCCGGACGCTTGTTTTCCCATGGATAACTCCAGAAGTTGGGTTTACCGTCTAAGGACCGATGCGATAGCAAAAATCACTATCACACCGAAGACAAAGACGGCAGGATCAAAGTTTACCACTTACATCACACCAGATACGACGGTGTCTGAAATACCCGCGGCTTGTTGCCAAAGAATGCCAATATGCGCACTCAAGGCAGCCCGGAGTTCCTCAGGCTCGTACGTGTCCACGCCAGCCGGAACCTCGATCACAGTTGTGATGCGAACCGGTTGTGGCGATTGATTGGACGCAGGCTGGGCACCCTTACGGGTGACTAGCTTGTACTGGTTGATAGGGATGACTTTGATCACGCCCGTAACTGGATTTGCTGCCGGAAGAGCTTTGAGCACTTGCGGACGGAAAAACGTGGAAGTAAACGGCTTTGATACCGAGTTAATATCCACACCAGTCTGAGTCCCACCTAGAGCAGTAATGGCGAATTGTTTGCCATTAGCTGCAGGGGCGAGGTCACTGGTAAGCGTGTACGTCGGGGACGTGAGTCCCGTGACGGCTGCGCCGGTTACAGGGGAAGAGGGGTTGAAAGCCATGTATGGCTCCTAGTCAATACGATTAGAAAATGCTTTTCCACCAACGAGAACTGACCCTAGGTTGAGAACGCGTTTGATTGCTTTCTCAACGTCAGAAAAGGACTCTATTCCTTCGGGGCCAACACCTGAGATTTCTTTCAGAGTATTGAACCGTAAAGAACGGCGTGGAAGCGAGGGTTGGTTGGTACGCCAAAGTGTGACGACCTGAAACGTCTGGCCTCTTCCCGAACGTTCGACGAACTGATCGAACGCGGTGGAGGGTGTTAGACGATAGGACGTTACACCATTACAGGAATACCTACGGGTTTCAGATACAAAGAAGGTGTTCGTTGAGGATGACACGAATGTGTCCTCTAGGAATGCCCCCATCGTACTGAAATAGTCAAACACCCAGGAAAAAGGTGTCAACTCCCATAGGGCCGGAACCATCGAGCCAAAGTTAAGGCCGAAATGTTCCCCCACATTGTAGTTATTGCCGGGTTTCAAAGCCGGAATGTAGCCACATGTGAACCTGTAACCCAATTCATGGACACAACGAACGTTCCAAGCAGCAGTTGCTCCGTAAGGAGTAGCAGTGCCCACATTCGTCGAAGTGATCCATTTCTTGGTGGCAGAGCCCGAATCTCGTACAGCTTCTGAAGTAGAACGCATGATGAACGCGTCTATACTCTCAATTATGCTATTGGCCTCAGCAATCGTAGGGGAGATCCCGAACGACCACGTGAGCCACGCATGAGAAGCATACTTGTAGGCGGACTTACCTTTACTACGTTTGATCTCGATGAGAGCCTTCATGATATCTACGGAGGCGTACGCGACTGATTTAATAGTTGCACGCAACTCACGTAGCTCCACGAGAGGAATCAAAGAGTTAATTTGTGAAGACCTGCCATTAATCCTATTCTTTAATCGAGTCAAGGCCTGATCCCGCAGAACGGGGTCAGTCGATTCATCGACGTAAGAGGTTGGATCGATGGTGTCCCGGTTAAAACAATTCGTCTTGAACGAAAAGTTACCGCTCTTGGAGCGTCCGGTCGACGAAATAACCATATTTGGGATATTCGAAGAGATTGCTCTCCTAAAATACGACCCTGTGGCATCTTGTCGCTTCACAATTTTCAACTTCCAATCGGGTACATCGTTAACCTGTTTCACATCCATCAACGAGGACTTCATCTGCCCGCTATCGATTTGGTGCACTTGCTCACCGGTCATGTC